GATTTAAAAGGATACGCACAGAATAAACAATTTAAAGATCCGGCGACGGTAGTTGAGTCTTACAAGCATTTAGAAAAGTTGATGGGCACTCCCAAAGAACATCTTTTAAAGCTCCCTCAGAAAGAGGACGATGCAGAAGGATGGAACGGAGTTTATAACAAGCTTGGCCGTCCCGAAAAAGCAGACGATTATAAAATTCAAGCACCAGAAAATTCGGATGAAAATTTTACGAAGTGGGCAAAAAGTACTTTTCACGAATTGGGATTGAGCGCTAAGCAAGCGGAAAAACTTTCCAGTAAATACAATGAGTATTTTTCTGGAGTTGCCACGCAGCACCAAGAAACTTTCAATCAGAAATTAACTTCCGAAGTGGCCGCCCTTAAAAAAGAGTGGGGAGGCGCGTTTGAGCAAAACCGTCAGATTGCCGCGAAAGCCATGGATAAATTTGGTTTCACTAACGCTGAAGTTGACGCGATTGCTAACACGGTAGGTTTTTCTCGAATGTCGAAACTTTTGCATTCGATTGGCAGCCAAATTGGGGAAGACCAATTCGTAACCGGAAAAAATCCAGGAATGGGTGGCGCTCTTACGCCTTCCCAAGCGAAAGAGAAGATTTCCGCTTTGCGTTCGGATAAAACTTTCATTACGCGCTATACTTCTGGTGAATTATCGGCCGTGGAAGAAATGAAAAAACTCCACGACTTTGCTTTTCCGGCGGAATGATTTTTGCCAAAAAAAATTAAGGCATGATAGGATTGAAGATGGATACTGAGTTACGTTTAGAGTGTTTAAAACTTGTTTATCGGCTTGATCGTCAACCGGCGGCAAACATAGCTGATGCCAGGGAACTTGAGAAATTCATTCTTGAGGGCACTCAAACTGAACCTGAAAAGAAGCAGGCTCCTGAAAAGCCCAAGAAAAAAGGTGGCAACCCGGACTTCTTATCCTAACGGGTCATCTGGACAAACGGGAAAGACCGTTACTAACCCAATTTTAAGAGTCCTGCTTTGGCAGAGAAGCTCTTCAAAAAACATAAACTTTATTTTTTGGAGGACTTCAAATGTCTGTCAATATTACTACTGCATTCGTCCAACAGTTTGCGACGAATATCCAGTTACTTCTACAACAAAAAGGTTCTAAACTTCGTGGCAGCGTAACCGAAGGCAGTTACGTTGGAAAACAAGCAAGCCCTGTCGAACAAATTGGTTCGGTTGATATGCAACCTGCCACTTCTCGTTTCGGCGCGATGGGACGCGTGGATGCGGGTTACGATCGTCGCTGGGTTCTGCCCTCCGATTTCGAGCTTCCGCAATTAATCGATTCAAACGATAAATTGAGAATGCTTGTCGATCCGACCAGTGCTTATGTGCAAAATGCCGTATACGCCGCTGGCCGCAAAATGGATTCCCTTATCTTGGCCGCCATTAACGGCACCAACTTAACGGGTGAAACCGCTGCTACCAGCACCACTCTTCCTTCCGCTCAAAAAGTTGCGGTAGGTTTCGGAGCTTCTGGTTCTGTAGGCTTAACGGTTGCGAAACTTCGCGAAGCCAAACGGATCTTGATGTCTTCTAACTTAGACTTAGATGACCCCATGAATCGGTTGACCTGCGTTGTGAAAGCGAAACAACACGACAATCTGTTAGCTGAAGCCCAAGTCATTTCGACGGACTTCAACGACAAACCCGTGTTGGTTGAAGGAAGAATCATGCGCTTCTTAGGCATTGATTTCATCCACAGCGAACTCGTTGAAACTGTCAGCACCAGCGATTTCGTTCCTGTGTACGCAAAAAGTGGCGTCCACTTAGGAATTTGGAATGATATCCAAACCAACGTCACGCAACGTAATGACCTTTCCGGGATCCCCTGGCAAGTTTACGTGAAGATGACGGCCGGTGCGACGCGGATTGAAGAAACCCGTTGCGTCCAAATCGCTTGTTATAACGCTTAAACAATAATTTAAAGGAGCTTAATTATGGCAGTAGTAACGACTAAAGCGGCGGGGATCACGAATCGTGATTCTTCGCCTCAAGTAAAAATCAATTCAATTCTTGGAGCCGGAGTGCTTCGTGAAGCGGTGGGAAAAGTAGAAATTGCGAACGGTGATTCTATCGCCTCGCGATATGTACTCTGCGAAATCCCGTCGAACGCTCGTGTCTCTCAAGTTCTGGTGTATTCGGACGACGTGGGAACCACGACGGTAGCCGATTTCGGTCTTTACCAAACTACCGCAAACGGTGGCGCGGTAGCCGATGTCGACTTCTTCGCAAGTGCCCTCGTGTTGAACGCTGGCGCTTTAAACGGAACGGACATCACGTACGAAGCCGCAAACACTGGGGTCACTGATCCCGATGCTTGCGAAAAATTCGTGTGGCAAGCGTTAGGCTTGAGCGCGGATCCGAAGCTCATGTACGATGTGTGTGCTACCTTAACGGCAGCCGCAGACGGAGCTGGAACGCTCTCGATTAAAGTTCGATACGTTGTGTAAAAATTAAAGTGAGAGGGCTGTTCGGGGATATAAACCCGAACGGCCCCTTTCTTTATAGGAGAAATTATGGCTACTCGACGATATAAATTAAATGCTGGTGAAGGTGAGTTCTCGGTCACGGAAGAAGTGGGCGCGGCAACAAACTCGAAAACGATTGAACTTACGGTTGATCTGGCCAATACGGCGGTGAATGCTGCGAGTGGAACGCGTTCTATCTCAAAAGAAGAAGTTCTTTTGGCGTTAGATAAATTCAAAAACCACATCACGAAAAGTAACTGGTTACCTGCTTAAGAGGCACTTATGAAAACATTGAAACTTGGAACTTTGCTTTCGGCGGTAACGTCTACGGGAGCGGGAACGGCTAATACCGGAAACCCCGCTCAAAGTGGCTGGAAGACATTTCAGGCCAAGGTTGTTGGCACTGGATCGGTTACCGCCACGGTAAAGGTTCAGGCTTCAAACGATGGCTCGGTGTGGGAAGACTTAGGCATTATTACTTTGTCGGGAACCACTTCCGCCAATGATGGTTTTGCTTCGGTTGCGTCTTGGGCGTACTATCGTGGAAACGTAACGGCGATTTCCGGTACGGGAGCTGCGGTGACCTTAATCTGCGCACAGGAATAATAATATGAGTGTAGCCACCAATTCTAGAAAAACCGGCATTCCAGAACTTGTGAGTACAATTTCCGGTTTTGTCGAAGCGGGCTCGGATAAGACTTACGTTTTAGAAGAGTACGCTAAATATGGTTACACGATTGAGGATATTACGACTAAACTTTCATCGGGTACCGTAACGGTTGCCATAAAAATTAACGGAACTAACGTTACTGGGCTTTCTGCTATTGGGGCGACAAGTTCTCGATTGACCAGCACATCTACCGCTTTAAAAACTGTAAACGTAGGTGATAAAGTTACGATGGTTTGGTCATCTTCCAGTTCGCCAGTTGATTTTGGTTTTACGATTAAAATCCAGAGGCTCTAACCATGGCCATAGTAACTTATCCTGAAAAAACTGGTGTGAAGTGTCCGTAACTACCTACCCTGAAAAAACTGGAGTCAGAACCAGTACAGGCAGCGGATCCGTTTCTCCACTTACTACTAAGGGCGATCTTTATGGATACGCCGCAGCCGACGCCAGAATTCCGGTGGGTGCGGATGGGCTTGCGCTTATTGCAGATAGCACCAACGCAAACGGTGCTACCTACGGTATTCCATTAGTCGATCCAACCTCGACGTCGGTTTCCACCCAATTATTTGATGATTTTGGGGTTTATACTTTAGGTTCTCAAGTTGGAACTTTTGCTTGGTTTTATCAAGGTACTAGTGCAAGAGATATTTGTCTTTCCGGTGAAAAGAACCGGATGGGAATTGTTAAGTTTCCCGTCTCATCAGGATCTTCCGGAGGAATGTTTTGTGATACGTCGCAAATTCTTTTGGGCGGAGCCGTTGTTACTTGGGCGGCTGCAACTTATGTTTCCGTCGCACCTGATGGAACAGATAATTATGTTTGGCGCGTAGGGCTAAATGACTCTTATTCCACAACCGCCAATGGCTGCTATTTTACCATTGATAGAACCATATCGACTACCAATTGGGTTGCGGTTACCGCAAAAGCCTCAGCGCTTACTACTACAGATACGGGCATAGCTTTTACGGCGGCCACATGGCGAAACATGAGAATCGGGATTAATGCCGCTGCGACATCTGTCGCGTTTTACATTGACGGTTCCTTAGTTGCGACAAACACCACGAATATTCCTATCGTTGGCATCGGTCCCATGAGTTATACAGTTAGCACCGCTTCCGCCGTTACCAAGACCACGCGTCTTGATTGGATGCTACTAAGATTTAACCCTTCTACGACTAGAGGAACTTTCTAATGAAATGTATTGCGTTTAAAACTTATGGAATGCTGGGCAACAAAAAGTATCCGGATGCGTATCCGGCCCTTTGTCACGAAGTAGATTCGGTTGAAGAAGGCGCAGAAAAATATCCGGAGTACTTAGTTATGACGGGTGAAAACTTTGCCTCCTACCAGGAAGCGATGACTACTTTATATTCTGACGCAGTAGATAAAGCTAACAAGAAAAAGCCTTGGTATAAAAAGATTCTTGGCTAGGGAACTTTTTAACTATGACCAATAAATGGCTACTTTCACCTGCGACAGCATCCTCGTTCGCGCTCGCAGATATTGCTGGCCTTCAACTTTGGTTAGATCCAACCGACAACGCAACTATTACTTTAGTATCCGGTAAGGCATCCCAATGGAACGATAAAAGTTCTGCCGCAAATAACGCTACGCAAAGTAATGCGACCTATAGATTTACTCCAACTGCCGCCACTATTAACGGATTACAAGTTATGTCTACGCCAGCGGTTACGTCTTATGTCGCAAATACTGGCATGGCCGTGACTTTATCGGGCGGAGCGCTTACCGCTTTCTCCTTTGGGATGCTGGTACAGCCGCTTTCCGTGACAGAGGTTTTTACTGCGCTTTTAGGCAACTCGGGCACTGGTAATATAACGATTGAAACCAATGGTGCAGACGCCACAAAGTTGGACGCCTACATCAATAACGTCGGTGCGTCAGGCGCAACTTCAACCGGGGTATTTAATACTGGGAGTACATATTTTTTGTTTGCCACGTACAGCACACCGACGCTGACTATCTATATAAATAATTCGTCTGTGCTTTCTACGACGACAAATCTAACCAGTAGGCAAATTCCTGCGGCAATTAGTGTTGGTGGAAGTACAAGTGTGGCCGGGTTTAAGCCCGTTCATGCCTACATTGGCGATGTTTTCATATATAATACGGCCTTAGGGACGACAGACCGAAACAGCATATACAATAGTTTTATGAAAACGCGTTGGGGGCTCCCATAAGAAAGACAGGGAAATATGGGTAACAAGTGGAGAATGGTGTCAGAAGTGACCCCACTAAAAATATCCGGTTCTCAGTTATGGTTAGATCCCACCGATAATTCGACCGTTAACGGCGGAGGGGTCCCACCCGAAACCCTTGCATCGTGGGTAAGTAAGACATCTTCTGGAAGTACTTTTTCTCCGTCAGGATCTATGGATTGGGGAACCGTAACAAAAAACCACAACCCGGTTATAGACGGTGGAACCAATGTGCTTTCTGGAAGTATTGAAAACGGTCCGTTTAGTACGTGGACGCTTTTTGTGGTTTTTAATATTAGAGATTTAGTGGATAAAATGGTTTTACTTGGGTCCGCCGAGGCAGATCCGGTAATTAGGTTTATCGACGATTCTGGCAAGTTTGCCCTACGCGTTGAATTGGATCTTGTTCCACAACTTACGTCTAACAGCTTTTTTGACTCTGACAGATGGTACCAAGTCTGTATCTCTTTTGATGGGTCTACGTGCTTTCTTTATATAGACGGGGTCGGGGATAACGGTGATTCTGTATCCAACCTAGCACTGCCTAATGAATTGGTTATCTTGGGGGATGCAAATTTTAATTGGCCAACACTTCATGCATGGCTCGGAGATGTTATTCTATACGAACATGCTCTTTCAGCGGCACAGGTGGCATTAATAAGTAATTATCTACAGAGAAAATGGGCGCTATAGTTTCTTTAAGAAAGGTTTGGTAATCACATGGCTTCAGCGGTTGAAATCTGTAATAGGGCGCTTCAAAAATTAGGGGCTAAAAGGATCACCTCCTTAACTCAAGATTCTGCAAACGCGAGAGCTTGCAATGTGGCGTATTCGCCAGTTTTAAAATCCGAACTTCGCGCGCATAATTGGAGTTTTGCCATTAAAAGAGCGGAGCTTGCGGCCGATGCGACTGAACCGGAATGGGGGAAAGCGAACTCCTTTCAACTTCCGAGTGATTTTTTATTCCTCGTTAATGATTACCCCGAAGATAATTTAAATTCCAAGGATTGGGAAATTGAAGGCCGAAAGATTTTAACTAACGACGCGGCCCCAATTTACATTCGTTACGTTTATGAAGTTACCGATCCGAATGAAATGGACGCTCTTTTTCAAGAAGCCTTTGCGACTCAACTCGCACAACAACTTTGCGAGGAACTTACGCAAAGTAATTCTAAAAAAGAGGCCCTTTCGTCTGAGTACCAAATGATCATTCGAAGCGCTAAAAAATCAAATGCCATCGAAAAAATTTCCGCAGAATCGCCTGAAGATACTTGGATTACGGTGAGAGCGTAATGGCAAAAACGTCACCATTACAGGGAAATTTTAATACCGGCGAAATCAGCCCGCTTCTTTTTGGGCGGGTGGACGCAGAACGATATAAAAGCGCTTTATCCACCTGTAAAAATTATATCCCGACCATTCAAGGTGGGCTTATCCGACGGCCAGGATCGATGTTTGCTGGCGAAGTAAAAACTTCGACTAAAGCAACACGTCTCATTCCTTTTGAATTTTCCACGACGCAAGCCTACATGATCGAAGTTGGCGATCTGTATATGCGTTTCTATAAAGACGAGTCGATAATCACTCTTGCTGCTAAAACCATTACTGCGGCAACGGCCGCAAATCCTGTTCAAATTACCTCTGCCGGTCACGGGTTTTCCAACGGAGACAGGATCATTATTGGTGGCATCATTGGGATGACTGAGCTTAACAACCGAGAATTTATCGTTGCGGGATCAGCGGCAAATACTTTTACGCTCACGGATACCTTGGGAAATGCGATTAATGGCACGGCTTTTACTGCCTACACTTCCGGAGGTACGGCGGCAAAGATTTACGAAATAGTTTCACCTTATCCAGAAAGCGCACTTTTCCAAATTAAATATACTCAAAGTGCCGACGTACTTTATCTTTGCCATCCCAGTTATCCGACAAAAAAATTAACGAGAACGGGTCACACCTCCTGGACTATTTCGACTATTGCTTTTCAGGATGGGCCTTATCTTTCTCAAAATACGACAGCGACAACGTTTACCGCTGGTGCTGCGACCGGTGTTACTACGCTTACGGCTTCGGCGGTAACCGGGATTAACAGTAACCAGGGGTTTCTTACAACGGATGTTGGAAGATTGGTTAGAATTAAAAACGGCACGGCTGCGGGCTGGGCGATCATTACTAGTTTCACAAGCACCACTCAGGTGGGAATAACGGTTCAAAGTACTATTCCTACAGCCGGCGTAACAACGTGGCGAATGGGACTTTGGTCAGATACTACGGGATATCCAAGTTGCGTTGTGTTTCATGAAGATAGACTTTTTTTAGCTGGTGCAGCCATTTCAGCGCAAAGGCTAGATGGAAGTAGATCTTCCGATTATGAGAATTTTGCGGCTTCAGACTTTGATGGCACGATTACTTCAAGCCACGCAGTTGCCTTTTCTTTCAACGCAAATTCTGTAAACGTGGTTCGGTGGATGTCTTCTGACGAAAAAGGCCTTCTTGCCGGAACCGTCGGCGGTGAATGGAACGTAAGGCCTTCTTCGCAAACAGAAGCACTCAGCCCCACAAACATCAATGCTAAACCCACAACGTCTTACGGAAGCGCAAATATTCAACCCGTGCAGGTAGGCAAAGCCACGATGTTTATTCAACGTGCCGGCAAAAAGATTCGGGAAATGTCGTACTTTTACGACGTAGACGGATTTAGGGCATCCGACCTAACTGTACTATCGGAGCATATAACGGGTTCGGGGATTGTCCAGATAGCTTTCCAGAAAGAACCGCAAAGTATTGTTTGGCTGGTCCGTGCAGACGGAGCTCTTATTTCCATGGGATATGAGAGAGATATCGATTCTTTCAAAGTTGGCTGGGCGAGGCATCAAATCGGAGGGGTCTCTGACGCAAACGGATCTGCCGCTATTGTTGAGAGTGTGGCGGTTATTCCTTCGCCGGATGGCACTCGCGATGAAGTGTGGATTGTAGTCAAACGCAGAATTAATGGCATGACAAAAAGATACGTCGAATATTTGACTACGCTTTTTGACCAATTGGTTGAGCAAAAAGATGCCTACTTTGTTGATGGGGGTCTTACCTACGATGTGCCGGTTACAATTACTGGCGCAACTGCTGCAAATCCCGTGGTAATAACTGCAACCGCTCATGGGTTTAATAACGGGGATAGCGTTCTAATTTCCGATGTTGAGGGGATGACGGAACTAAATACAAATTCCTACACGGTGGCCAACAAAACGGCGAATACTTTTGAACTTTCTGGGATCAATGGAACAGCTTACACGGCATATATTTCAGGTGGGGAAGTCAGAAAAAGGGTCACGTCGATCTCAGGGCTTTATCATTTGGAAGGTCAAACGGTGTCCATCTTAGCAGACGGTGCGGTCCAACCCGATGTGACGGTCTCCAATGGAAAAATCACTTTAACGGCGTTAGCGGCGACGGTTCAAATCGGTTTTAATTATGAGAGCGATGGCCAAATGTTACGGCTTGAAGCTGGCGCTCAAGACGGAACGGCTTTAGGGAAAACAAGAAGAACGCACCGAGTCGGATTTTTGCTACACAGAACTTTAGGGTTTAAAATAGGAATGAATTTTGATGAGCTAGATGAGGTTACTTTTAGAACTTCGAGCGATCCGATGTCCAGAGCGCCCGCGTTATTTACCGGAATTTTGTCAGAAACGATTTCGGCCGACTATGATTTTGAAAACCAAATCGCTTGGCGGCAGGATCAGCCACTTCCCGGAATGATCCTTGCGATCATGCCTCAGATGGTAACTCAGGATCGTGGATGATAAGCGTTGTAAAGGCCAAGGCTGAACATCTTTTTCGGCTTAAGGAATTGGGGTCGGTAAAGTATTTAGAAGACTTCATGACGCCCGAGTGTTGCAAAGCTTTAGAAGATGCGGAGTATTCTTATTCGGCCATTAGTGAAACCGGGGAAGTCTTAGGGGCTTTCGGGTTAAATCATCTTTGGAAGGATAGAGCTGAAGCCTGGGCGTTTTTTAATTTAAACTGTAAGAAGGACTTTCTCTCAATCCATAACGCAGTACACCGATTTTTGAAAGTGTGTCCAGTTAGAAGAGTAGAAGCGGTTGTGGATTGTGATTTTGAAGCGGCTCACAGATGGGTTAAAAGTTTAGGTTTTACGCTAGAGGCTGAGCGCATGAAGCATTATATTGTTGATGGGAGAGACGCGAGTCTTTACGCGAGGATAAGCAAATGGAAATCTTAAACGAGATTATCAAGTTTCTTTTCACATCCATCCACCCAAATTCCATCCTGTGCGATCCGGTGAGTGGCTTGATTTTAACCACTAGTTTAATCGGAACGGGCGTCCAAGCTTACTCCTCGATGAAACAAGGGCAGGCGGCCGAGCAAGCAGCAAATTATAACGCGAACGTTGCAAGACAAAATGCAATTGCGGCCAAAAACCAAGCCGTTGAAGATGAGAGAAGTTTCAGAGTGCAGACCAGACAAGCGTTGGGAGACATTCGTTCAGGGTATGCGGCCAGTGGCGTGACATTAGAAGGAAGCCCCGAAGATGTTCTGTACCAAAGCGCTTCCAATGCGGAACTTGACGCTCTTAAGATTAGACACGGCGGAGAATTAAAAGCCATGGGCTATGAAAATAGCGCCGCACTTTCTATTATGGAAGGCGCTAACGCCAGAGAGAGCGGATATCTTTCTGCCGCTGGGATGCTTCTTCAAGGTTCTGCCAATGCAGCTAGTAAAATTAAATGGAAATAATGCGGAGATTAGATGCCAAAGATTAGACAATACGACGCCGGCGTTCAAACTCAAGGGCCTCTAGATACGCAAAGGGCTCAGGCCCAAGATTTTGGAGACTATCGTGGTTTAAGCCAAGTAGGCCAGGGGCTTGAAGCCGTTGCGGATTTCACCCAAAAGCGTCGTGAACAGGTAGACGTCTCCACTCTTTCCGCACAACTTTCAAAAGCCCGTCTCGATTGGTCGACCAATCTTCAAGAGAGATTAAAATCGGCTGATCCCAACGACACGGAATTCGTCGCTAACTATCAAAAAGAATTAGACGATTACATGACCGAATTATCCGCCAATGCAAAAACGGATAAGGGTTCTGTATATTTCACAGAGCAAGCGGGTCAGTTAAGAACCAATCTTTTATCGTCGGCTATTGCAGGCGCTTCTGAACTTGCGGGTGTAAAGGCAAAGCAGGATTGGACTAATTCGGTTCAAGCAAATGCCGGGGCCATTTTCAACGATCCGTCGCAATTTGAAGCGGTCATGGCGTCTCAAAAAGCAGCCACTCAAACTCTCGTGGATACGGGTGCCATGTCTAGCGCGACGGCGTTGGAACTTGAAACCAAAGCCAACAAAGAATTTGCAAAGAACACAATTAAAGGGATGGCCAATTTAAATCCCGATGCGGCCGAAGAAATGCTTAAGTCCGGAAAATATGATCCGTATATCGGAGAGATGAAGGATCAACTGATGGGTGAGATCCGACAAGCAAAAACTGGCCAACGTCTTGAAGCCGAGAGAATAAAAAAACAAGAAGAAGAAGCTTTAAAGACCGAACAGATGGCCACGCAAAATACGTTTTTAAAGCAGATGAATGATGGCAAACTTACCCCTAAAATGATTTTAAATTCCAACCTAAATCCGTTTGGTTCCGGAGGCAAAGAGCAAATGATGCAGCTCTTAGCCGCCAACAATAAAGAGCGAAAAACCCGGACGGATCCACAGGTTTTTAATAATCTTTTTGCGCGTATTAATCTTCCTGAAGACGATCCTAAAAAGCTTATCGATGAAAACGATTTAAATGCTTACGTGATTAACGACCAATTATCTTTTAATGATTTAAATTTACTGCGCGGTGAGATGCAGCATAGACGAACTGCGGCTGGCGCCATTGAAGGACAACTAAAAGACGGAGTTTTGAAAGCGGCGGAAGGTATTCTCGTCAAAAAAGATCCTTTTGGCATACCTGATCCGAAGGGTTTAGAAAACATGCAAGCCTTTAGAGTTTACTACTTTACGACTTATGACGAAGAAAGAAAAAAAGGAGTAAGCGTGCAGGAGCTTACTGATCCCCTTTCTCCAAAATATCTTGGAAAAGCAATTCCAAATTACGCTAGAACTACAAATGAAATATTGAAAGATATGTCTGGACGGTACAAAAAAGAGGCGCAAAGCCAAGCGCCAACTACCGCAATTATTCCCGCCGAGAATAAAAGAAAAGAAGGCGAGTCGATTCAAGCCTGGAAAAAACGCACCGGGAAGGGTAATTAATGGCATCCCCCTGGGAAAAAGAGAAAATTGATCTACAGCTTAACGGCTTTTCCGAAGAGGAAATCGGACAAGAGTTAGGGCGCCAAAGAGAAGAAATGCTTCAAAGCGGATTTGGCCAGCACGAAGTAGACGATTACTTTGGGGTTAAAGAACCCGACATGACTCCCCTTAAACAGGAGTTCCAAGCAAACCTTGCCAAAGCTGCGGAAGAAAAAAAAGCCAAAGGCACACCAAAAACAGCCGATTCTTTTTTCGAGGCAATAGAAGCTGGCTGGCAAAATAGTGTAAATACCCTCCTGATGAAAGGAGCTCCTGACACGGTTCTTCCAGAGCATGCGCCTATGTACTACCGAATTGCGTCTCAAGTTGCGCAATTGGCAGGTGATATTCCGGCGATGGTAGCGGGAGGAGTTGGTGGGGGCATGGCCGGATCTGTATTGCCGGGACCCGGGAACGTAGCCGGCGCAGCATTCGGAACCTTCGCACTGCCTGCGGCTATGCGAAAAATTCTGATGGACCATTATGAAAAAGGAGACATAAAAAGCTCCGAAGATTTTTGGCAAAGAGCCTCTTCTACTTTTATTGAAACCATGAATTCAGGAGCAATTGGCGTTGCCACTGCTGGAGCGGGTATCGCAACGAAAGCGATAGTCGGGCCAATGGCTCTTACTCCTATCGTAAAAACAAGTTCAGTTTTGGCCAGTGAGGTGGCTGCCATGACTACCGCCGGAGCTGCGGTACAAGGAAAAATTCCTGAGCCTCAAGACTTTTTAGACACCGCCATTTTGGTGGGCGGCATGCACGGCGCGATGCATGTCGCTTCCAATGTTAGAAGCACCTACGCCAAAACTGGTTTGAAACCAGCCGAAATCTTTAACGAGGCACACAGCGATCCGACCGTTATTCAAGATT